CATAAAATACATGATTTCTTTGATAAAGATTTCAATAAAAAATATGGCGAGGGTACAAAGTTTGACCTTGACTATGGTAAGCTATTAATTATAGGACTATGTATTTACATAGCAGTAAATGTATGAACTTACATGACCTAGTACAAAAGTACTATTTGTCTAACGATTTCAATGTGTTAGCAGAAAAAACTAAACATGATTATAGGTATTGTGCTTGGACATTACTGTCAACATCAGTTGATAATAAAAGTTTGATGGATATAAAGCTGACTAAAATGACAGGTGCGATAGCTAGAAGAGCATATGAACAATGGCTTAGTAGAGGTATCTATCAAGCTAATGCTATTACATCTGTAGCACGTAAGGTTTATTCGTATGGTATGGAGATGGGATATGCTGAAAGCAACCCATTCTCTACCTATAAACGTAAAGCTACTCATGTTAGACGTACTGTGTGGACAAAAGAACAGGTAGTACAGTTTCTAGACATAGCTTACAGTGATTTTAAGTACAGAAATGTAGGTTTAATAGTACAAATGGCATATGAATGGTGTCAACGCATAGGAGATATGCGATTATTACAGTTCACAAACATAGATTTTGAAAAAAGTGTGTTAAATTTGCAACAGTCTAAGAGAAGAAGTGTAGTACACCTACCAATTTCTCTTGACTTATTGAAAATGCTTGAACAACAGAAGGAAGAATACGGATTTCAACCCTATGTGACCCCCCATTATAGACCTGTACGTGGAGAATACAAGCCATACACGTTAGTAAGACTATCAAAAGTGGGTAGACGAGTGATGGACATGGCTAATTTGCCTAGTGAATTGCGTATGATGGACTTACGAAGGACAGGTACAACAGAAATGGTGGAAGCAGGGGTGTCTATGGGTCAAATTATGTCTGTCACAGGGCATGCAAACCCTCAATCTGTGAAACCTTACATGAAAAATACGTATGATTCTGCAAATAATGCATTGACACTACGTAAAACCTATGGTACAAGCAAGTAAATGCCGACAAGGAAAGTGATATATGATGTATAATATGAGTGAAATAATAAAACAATTAGATGTACCAAATGGTATGACAAAAAGAATGAATTGTCCTGTCTGCAAAGGCTATAAAACATTTACTGTAACAAATAACATGGGTAAAACCATTTGGAATTGTTATAAAGCTACCTGTGAGACAAAGGGTGGACACAGAGTACACCTATCTGTGCAAGATATACGTGATGCTATCACACCTGATGTGATGGACACAGGCGAGGTTGAGTTTACTTTACCTGATTTCATAGTAGCACATGGATTTAGAAGAGAGGTTATGAACTTCTGCGAACTATGGGAACTAGACGCAGATGAACTTGACTTACATTATGATGTAAAAGAAAAACGTATTGTGTTCCTAGTAAAAGACAATGGAGTTATTGTTGATGCTATAGGTAGGTCAATCGCAAACAGACTACCTAAATGGAAAAGATACGGAAAGAATAGTTTGCCTTACACACACGGATGTGGTAAGGTAGCAGTAGTTGTTGAGGATTGTGTGAGTGCTTCAGTTGTAGGCAATGATGTATACGTTGGGTTAGCTGTGTTGGGTACGTCATTATCAGAATCACATAAGGAGTATCTTTCACGATTCTCAACAGCAATAATCGCACTAGACCCTGATGCATTGCCCAAGACACTAGCCTTTGCAAAAGAGTTACGAGGATATGTCAATGATATTAAAGTATTAAAACTATCAGATGACTTGAAGTATCGCCAACAAATTGACATAGAAAACTTAACAAAATTAACCCAACAGTAGAAGGAGAATCAACATGGAATTATCGTTAATAAGAAGTCTGATGGACAAGTCATTTTATGATGACCACAGAGGAGCTAAATGTCCTGACAGATTGTTTAGTAAAGATGTAAGACAGATAAAGAGTGCCATAGATAAGGCTATGGATACGTACTCAAGAACAGTAACCCCTGATGAGATTGAAGCATTATTTATGTCTAGTAATCCATCAATGACTACAGCACAGAAACAGGCATACTCTGCTTTGTTTCATAGAATAAAGAAGGAGCAACCACTTGGAACTGATATCGCACAAGAAGTACTCTCAAAGTTATTTCAACAGGTTGTTGGCGAAGACATTGCTAATCTTGGTTTTGATTATGTTAATGGTGCTAAGTCCTCTCTTGAACCTCTTCGTAATATACTTGAGCATTATGGGGATGATTTTACTCCCAACTTAAATATAGAATGGGAAGACATAGACTTAGATACACTCTTAGCTAAGAATGATTTGGAAGCTAGGTGGACATTTAACATACCTAGCCTTACACGTAAGGTAGAAGGTGTAAATGCAGGTCACTTGATTGAGATAGGTGCGAGACCTAATACAGGTAAGACTTCCTTTCATGCTAGTTTGATTGCTAGTCCTAATGGATTTGCACATCAAGGTGCTAATTGTATTATCTTATGTAATGAAGAAGGATACCACAGAGTAGGTGCAAGATACTTAACTGCATCTACAGGTATGGAAATGAGAGAGATAAAAGCTAACCCTAGTAAAGCACGTGACTTATATGCACCTGTCAAGAATAGAATCAAGATTAAGGATGCGACAGGCAGGGATATGGCATGGGTTGAGAGTGTCTGTAAGGCATACAAACCTGATGTGGTACTCTTGGATATGGGAGATAAGTTTGCACGTACAAGTGGCTTTGCTAGAGCAGATGAAGCACTAAAAGCTAATGCAGTACATGCTAGACAGATTGCAAAGCAACATGAGTGTGCAGTATTCTACATGTCACAGTTGTCTGCTGAAGCTGAAGGTAAGGTTGTATTAAACCAAGCCATGATGGAAGGCTCACGTACAGGTAAGGCAGCGGAAGCTGACTTGATGATACTGATTGCTAAGAATCCACAGGTTGAAGGACAAGATGAAGAGGATTCACAAAGGCATTTAAACATAGTAAAAAATAAGTTGACAGGTTGGCATGGTAGTGTACACTGTGAATTGAATTACAAGACAGCGAGGTATGAAGCATGAAGCTAACGTTAGACGTAGAAAATACAGTTACCCATAGAGATGGTAAGCTACACTTAGACCCTTTTGAGAAAGGTAATAAGCTAGTTATGGTAGGTTGCCTGACAGATACAGGTAAGGAGTATTTGTTTAGAGATACATATGATGGGTTGCAAGACCTATTGAATGATGCCACTATTCTTATAGGACATAATATCGTACATGATTTAATGTGGATATGGGAGTGTGGTTTTGAGTACACAGGTTCTGTCTTTGATACTATGCTAGGAGAGTATGTGTTACAACGTGGGCAGAAACAACCACTATCTCTTGAAGCATGTGCAGAAAGATATAACTTAAATACTAAGAAACAAGATACATTAAAAGAGTATTTTAAAAAGGGTACAGGTGTAGATGAAATACCTCACGAAGAGTTATCAGAATATTTATCTGCTGATTTACATGCTACACAAGAGTTGAGCAATGAAATATATCGAAAGCTAAACACTACAGAGTATGGTGGCTTGATGACTACAGTTACATTGACTAATCGAGTTGCAGTTACTTTAGCTAAGATATATCAAAGAGGATTTACTGTAGATACAGAAGCCTTAGATAAAGTTAGAAAGGAGTTTGAACAAGAAAGAAAAGACTTAAGAGTATCTTTGAATGAGCAAGTAAGTAAACTCATGGGAGATATACGTATCAATCTTAATAGTCCTGAACAGTTATCTTGGGTTATATATAGTAGAAAGCCACATGATAAAGCTATGTGGGCAAATGGCTTTGAGCCATACATGAGTGATACAGAGTTTCGTAGTAAGATTAAACAACATTCCAAAGTTCTTTTCAAACAACATGCTTCGCATTGTAAAGTTTGTCAAGGCTATGGAGAAATTAGAAAGGTAAAGAAAGATGGAACACCTTATGTCAACCCTACCAAATGTAAGAATTGTAATGGGGATGGTCATACTTTTACTGATATTGTGGACAGTGTGGCAGGATTAAAGTTTAATGCACCTAACCCTAAGTGGGTAAGTGCTAATGGATTCTCAACAAGCAAGACACAACTAGAACTACTAGAAGGTGTAGCTAGGCAACGTGGCATGAAAGAAGCAGAGAGTTTCTTACATGATGTGCGTAGACTTAGTGCAGTTGAGACATACTTATCATCATTCGTTGATGGTATCAATACCTACCTA